GAGCGGAGGTTGAACAGAAAGCGCGTAGCGCTCGCGCTGCAGCGAGGAAGGCGTCGTCGTGGCCAAGCCCGGTCCTGCACGTCGTCCTGCGCTGCAGGTGGTCCGCGAGGGCAACCCGGGCAAGCGTCGCCAGGACGAGCTCGAGGGCGGCGTCCGGCTGAAGCCGTCGGCGCCCGAGGAGCCGCGGTGGCAGGACACCTGGCCTCCGGTTCGGGTGCCCACGAAGGGGCAGCTCGAGGAGCGGTTCTCGTGGGACTACGTCGAGGGCTCGCTGGTCCACATCGAGGACGACGACAAGCGGGCCCGGCTCACCGCGGTGCGCCGCGCGTGGATGATCACCAACGAACTGGACGTCAAGACCCGGGAGCGGAAGGTCAACCAGCGGTGCCGTGACGTGGCCCGTGGCGAGTGGCGGCAGATCGTGCCGGTGCTGGACGCCCAGGGGCTGCTGGCCACGGTCGACCGGGTCGCGCTGGTCGACCACTGCATCGTCGTCGCGCACCTCGACCAGGCGAACCGTGACATCGCCGCCCGCGGCATGTGGGTCCAGGGGGAACGCGGAGCGGTGAAGAACCCGTCGTTGACCGCCGCGAACCAGCTCCGCCAGCAGCTGAAGTTCTACCTGGGCGAGTTCGGGCTGACCCCTGTCGCACGCGACGGGCTGAACCCGGGGGCGACCCATGACGAGGACGACCCCTTCGACTGACCTGCCCGTCCCCGAGGACGCGCTGTACGAGCTCGGGCTGACCGACGACGACATCGCACTGGCGCGCGAGTCCGCCCCGCTGGTGTGCGCGAACCAGCTCAGTGAGGCGCCCGGCGCCCGGTTCGACGTCGCCCGGGTCCAGAAGGTCCTGTCGGCGCTCGGGGTGTTCAAGCACACCAAGGGCCGCTGGGCGGGCCGCCGTCTGCGGCTCGGTGAGGGGCTGGACGCCTGGCAGGTCGTGTGGATCCTGGCGCCGGTGTTCGGGTGGGTCCGGTTCGACCCCGAGGCGCAGCGCGACGTGCGGGTGGCGACGACCGCGTGGGTCGAGGTCCCGAGGAAGAACGGCAAGTCGACGATCTCGTCGGCGATCGCGAACGTGCTGCTGCTCGCCGACGGTGAGCCCGGCGCCGAGGTGTACGCCGCTGCCGGGTCGAAGCCCCAGGCGGGTCGGGTGTACGAGGACGCGAAGCGGATGGCGCTGACCGCTAGCGCCGCGCGACGTCGTGTGGAGCCGCTCGCGGACGTGATGCGGGTCCCGTCGACCGGGTCGTTCCTGCGGGTGCTGTCCCGCATCGCTGAGACCGCCCACGGCCTGAACGTCCACGGTGGTGTGATCGACGAGGTCCACACGCTGCGGCTGCGCCGCAAGCTCGTCGAGGCCATCGAGACGGGCACAGGTGCCCGTGATCAGCCGCTGATCGTGTTCATCACCACGGCCGACGAGGCCGAGGACGGCACGATCTACGACGAGAAGCACGGCTTCGTCGTGAAGATCGCGAACCGCACGGTGACGGGCGAGGCTGCCTGGTCGACGTTCGGGGTGATCTGGGCGGCTGAGGACGGCGACGACGTGCTGGACGAGGCGACGTGGTTGAAGGCCAACCCGGGACTGCGTGCCGGTTCGTCTCCGACGATGGCGTACATGCGCAAGGAGGCCGCGAAGGCCGACGCGACGCCGTCGTACCGGCCGACGTTCTCGCAGCTGCACCTGAACCTGCGGTCCAGGTCGACGACCCGGTGGCTGGACCTGGCGACGTGGGACCGCAACGCGGGCCTGATCGACGAGTCGAAGCTGAAGCGCCGTCAGGCGTGGGTCGGGCTGGACCTCGCGGCGGTGTCGGACTTCTCGGCGGCGTGGGTCGGGGTCGACTCGCCGCAGCCGGGCAAGCAGCTGGAGTGGCTGTGGCGGTTCTGGATCCCTGAGGAACGCATCGAGGTGCTGTCGCGGCAGCTGCAGATCCCGTTGCGGCGGTGGGTCGACGACGGCTGGGTGACCGCCACTGAGGGCGATGTCGTGGACTACGGGGTGGTCGAGGAGCAGCTGGTCGCGGACTGCAAGACGTTCGACGTGCAGCGGCTGTCGTACGACCGGATGTTCGCCGGGCAGCTGATGCAGAACGTCGAGCAGCGTGCGGGTGTGGACGTGGTGCCGGTGAACCAGACCTACATGGGGCTGTCGCCGGCGTGCAAGGAGATCGAGCGGGGCCTGAAGTCGGGCGACTGGGTGCATGGAGGCAACCCGGTGGCGCGGTGGATGGCGTCGGTCGTGGAGGTCCGCAGGGACCAGAACGACAACGTGAAGCCGGTCAAGCCTGACCGTGAGAAGTCCGCCACCCGGATCGACGGGATCCAGGCACTCGCCACCGGGATGGACGGCTGGGTGCGTCGGCCAGTGAAGCGCCGCTACGGCGCGTACACCGCGAGCTAGGAGGCCCGACGTGCTCACGCCCACCGAGGCCGTCCGACAGCTCGAGCTGCTCTCTGCTGAGCTGCGGTCCCGCCAGTCGGAGATCGAGCTGCACGACCGCTACTACGCGGGGCACCACCGTCTGCGGTTCGCGTCGGACGAGTTCGCCCGCCACTTCGAGCAGCGGTACAGCGAGTTCTCCGACAACTGGGTCCAGGTCGTCGCGGACGCTCCGACGGAGCGTCTGGAGATCACCGGGTTCCGGCCTGACGGGATGACCGACGCGAACGACGAGCTGTGGAAGGTCTGGCAGCTCAACGACGCTGACGGGTTCTCCGACCAGGCGATGCTCGAGGCGATCCTGCACCGTCGGGCGTTCTCGCTGACGTGGGGCAACCCGTCCGACGAGGACGTCCCGGACGTCACGTTCGAGCATCCGTCGCAGGCCATCGTCGGGTACGACCCGGGGACGCGCCGGGCCCGCGCGGGCCTGAAGCTGTGGATCGACGACCCGTTCGACTTCGCGACGCTCTACACGCCCGACGCGGTGTGGAAGTTCCAGCGTCGCACCGTCCAGCCCGAGGAGCACCGGGTCCACCTCCCGCCCGGGGTGAGGCACTCCCCCGCGGTGATCGCCGACGGGTGGGAGCCCCGCGAGATCGTCGGTGAGCCGTGGCCGCTGCCCAACCCGATGGGTGTCGTGCCGCTGGTGGAGTGGGAGAACCGGCCGCGGCTGGCCCACGACCCCATGTCGGACGTGGCCGGCGCCATCGCGATGCAGGACGCCATCAACCTGCTGTGGGCCTACCTGTTCAACACCGCCGACTTCGCGTCGTTCCCGCAGCGTCTGGTGATGGGGCAGGAGAAGCCGACCGTTCCGGTCCTCGACGACCAGGGTGTGGAGATCGGCCGGAAGGCTGTGGACCTGGCCAAGTTCGGGGTCGACCGGGTCGTGTGGCTCGAGGACCCCAACGCCAAGGTCGGACAGTGGGACGCGGCCGACCTGGGTGTGTTCACCGAGGTCATCAAGCAGCAGGTCGAGCACCTCGCTGCACAGACCCGCACGCCGCACCACTACCTGGTCGGCAAGATGGCCAACCTGTCCGCCGACGCGTTGAAGGCGTCCGAGACCGGCCTGGTCAAGCGGACCGAGGAGAAGCAGCCCGGGTTCGGACGTGGCGCGCGCGGCACCGCCGTGCGGATCGCGTTGGCCCGCGGCGACACCGAGTTGGCCAGGGCGATGTCGGCCGGGGTGGTGACCTGGTCGGACGTGGAGATGCGGTCCCGGTCCCAGACCGTCGACGAGCTCCAGAAGCTCAAGGCCATGGGTGTGCCGCTGCGGTTCCTCCTCGAGCGGTACGGGCTGACCAAGCCCGAGATCGACCGTGTCATGGAGATGCGCCGCGACGAGGTCCAGCAGCTGCTCGACGGTGATGCCGCCGCACTGCTGGACGCTGCCGCAGCCTGATGTCGCAGGCCTCCGGCCGGCGGCTGCTCGCACGTCGTGCGCTGGTCCGCCGCACGGTCCTGCAGATCCAGCCGATCTGGTCGCAGCTCGACCTCGACAACGTCGCCGGATCGTGGGCGGTCCTGTCGCCCCGGGTCGTGGAGCTGGTCACCGAAGCGCAACGCCAGGCCGCGTCTGGCGCCGACGAGTACGTCGCCCAGGCCGCAGCGGAACTCGGTGTGGCGTCACGGCCGGCCGGTCCCATCAACCCGACACGGCTCGCTGGGGTCGCGTCCGACGGACGTCCGCTGGACACGCTGATGCTGGCGTCGCCGCTGCGGACGCTGCGGGCCCTGTCGGTCACCGGCAACGGCGACGAGGCACGCGCCGCCGGGCTGACCAAGCTGGTCCAGCTCACCGCGACGCAGCTGTACGACTCGGGGCGCGGCGCCGACTCGGTCGCGATCACCACCAACCAGGCCGTCGCAGGGTGGCGCCGCAAGCTGCGTGCACCGTCGTGCGACCGGTGCATCGTCCTGGCGGACCGGTTCTACCCGTGGAGCTCGGGGTTCCGCCGCCACCCGATGTGCGACTGCGTCCACGAACCGGCGCTGCGGGGCGACCAGCCCGGCGAGGACCTGTCTCCGCAGCGGACGTTCGACCGCATGCCGAAGGCCGAGCAGGACCGGGTGTTCGGCGAGGCGCCGGCGCAGGCCATCCGCGACGGCGCGGACCTGCGGCAGGTCGTCAACGCCCGCCGCGGCATGAAGACCGTCACCGCCTACGGCCGCAAGGTCTCCGCGACGACCGAGGGCACCACGACCACCGGGTTCGCCGGACGGCGGCTCGCTGCCGCGGGCGAGGAACTGCAGCGGCAACGGTCGCTGACGTTCACGACGCTCCGTGGGGCTCGCCGCACCCGCGAGCGGGTCCGGATCCCGCGGCTGATGCCCGAGCAGATCTACGCCGACGCCGTCGACCGTGAGGACGCCATCCGGCTGCTGCGCCGGTTCGGCTACATCTGACCGGCTGCGCGCGTCGCACGTCCTCGCTGTCCGCAACGGGCAGCGCCAACACAGGAAGGTGACGCGCAATGCGCCACATCCACACCCGCAAGCTGCAGTACGTCGTCGACCCGGCCACGGGCCGTCGCTGGCCGATCCCGGCCGGAGGCTCCGACGACGGACCCGCTGGCGACGAGCCCCCCGAGGCTGGCGACGGCACTGGTGAACCAGCCGGTGGCGCCGCGCCGCAGGGAGACGGCGCGTACGACAAGCCGGACGACGTCTCCGACGAGGAGTGGTCGGCACTGGGTGACCCTGGCAAGCAGGCCCTGGTCCGCACCAAGGAGTCCGCCAAGCAGGCCCGGCAGAAGGCCGCCGATGAGGCTGCCCGGGCTGCCGCACTTCAGGCTCAGATCGACGAGCTGAAGAACGCTTCTGAGAGCGACACGGAGAAGTTGGTCCGTGAAGCCACGGAGCAGGCCACGAAGAACGTCACGAAGCAGGCCAACGCGCGGATCATCTCCGCGGAGGTCCGCGCACAGGCCGCCGGGAAGCTCGCCGACCCGGCCGACGCCATCAAGTTCCTCGACCTGACCAAGTTCGAGGCGGACGACACCGGTGCTGTCGACGAGGCCGCGATCAGCGCGGCCATCGACCAGCTGGTGGAGTCCAAGCCCTACCTGGCGCCGCAACGGCGCGACGGGTTCCAGGGCACCGCCGACGGAGGCGCTCGCAAGGACGCCAGCAAGCCGTCCCAGCTCACCGAGGACGACGTGAAGCGGATGAGTTCCGAGCAGATCGAGGAAGCCCGCATCGCCGGGCGCCTCGACACATACCTGTCGACGCCCGGCTGACCGGGCAGGGAGATCTGAACCATGAGTGTCAAGACGTTCAAGCCGGAGGTCTGGGCAGCTGCGCTGCTCGAGTCCCTGAAGAAGAGCCTGGTGTACGGATCGCCCGCCGTGGTGAACCGCAGCTGGGAGGGCACGATCGCCGAGCAGGGCGACTCCGTGACCATCAACTCGGTGTCGCGGCCGACCATCGGGGACTACGTCCCCAACGTCACCACGATCACCCCGGAGAAGCTGACGACCGCCGGTCGCAAGCTGCTCGTCACGGAGTCGAAGTACTTCGCGTTCGAGGTCGACGACGTCGACGCGCGCCAGATCGCCGGCAACGTGCTGTCCGAGGGACTGGCCGAGGCCGGCTACGGACTGCGTGACGTCGCAGACCAGTTCGTCGCCGGGCTCTACACCGGGGTGCAGACCGCCAACGACCTCGGCACCAACTCGATCACCACGGCCGATCAGGCGTACGACGCGCTGGTCGACCTGTCGGTCAAGCTCGACGAGGCCGACGTGCCCGACGAGAACCGCTACGCGGTCATCCCGCCGTGGTTCCACGGCCGGATCAAGAAGGACGACCGGTTCGTCGGCTCCGGTTCGATGTCGGCCGACGAGCGCCTGATGACGGGCATGGTGGGCGAGGCCGCCGGGTTCCGGCTCCTGAAGTCCAACAACTGCCCGAACCCGACCGGCGACGACTTCGTCGTCCAGGCCGGGATCCCGCAGGCGATCACGTTCGCGGAGCAGATCAACAAGGTCGAGGCCTACCGCCCGGACAACTCGTTCTCGGACGCCATCAAGGGCCTGCACCTGTACGGCGCCAAGCTGGTCCACCCGGACGCCATCGCGACGCTCACGGCGTCGCGGACCTGACCGTGAGGAGCCCCCGCCCACCAGCGGGGGCTCCTCCCACATGAGGAGGTGCCTGACATGGCACGCGTGAACATCCCCCTGTCCAACCTGGCCGGCAACGCATCGCTGGCGGACCCCGCCGGGACCGCTGCGGACGAGACCGACGGCCACAACATCACTGGCCAGCCGCTGGAGGAGCTCTTCCTCCGCGTCGTGCTGGACACCGCCGGCGACGCCGCGAACGTCACCGTCAAGGCCGGGGACAACCCCCCGTCCCTGTCGGCCGGCCAGGGCGACCTCGTCGTTGCCTGCGCCGACAACGCCGCGACGTTCATCGGTCCGTTCGAGTCCGCGAGGTTCTCGCAGTCCGACGGGTCGCTCGACGTCGACATCGACGACGAGACCGGCGTGACGATCACGGCGTTCCACATGCCGCGGGACGTCTGATGGTTTCGGCCGTCACCCTGATCGGGGCAGGCGGGTCGGAGTTCACCTTCGACCTGCCGCTCGGTGCCAACTACATCAAGCAGCTGGAGCGCAACCAGCTGCGTCCGGCGTCGGACCGCGACGCTGCCCTGATCGCCGGGGCGGCCGTCGAGGACGAAGCCGACGACGAGGTCGTCGACGTCGTGCCGTCTGGTGACGGCGAGGTCGAGCGGCCGCCCGGCAACGCGACGACCGACGCGTGGCGCGACTACGCCGGACACGTCGGTGTGCAGGTCGACGCGGACGCGACGCGTGACGAGATCCGCGACGCCGTCGAGGCCGCTGGCCTGTGACGTTCGGCCGCTGCCCCGGGACGACCACGGCGTCCCGGGGCAGCACACACCCAGGAGGTGACCTGTGAGCCTGACGACCGTCGCCCAGCTCGAGGCCACCATCGGGCGT